AAGCAGGGCTTGATCGTATGAAAGCTGCAAAACAATCTCCCGTAGCACGACGTGAACTTATAAATGAAGCGCAAGAAGCAAATCGTCAAAACCCTGGGTCTGTTCCTGAAGAAGTTGCTGAATACGCATCACGAGAAACTGCTGCGCCAGACGGCGGACCACCTCCGCCACCACCTCCCAAAAGAGGGTCTAAACAACCGCCTGAAGCGGACCCTTCCGAGATACTTAAACGTGCCAGAAAGTCACGCCTAGAAGAAGAACGATTCGATCAAAGACTGTTAATACAACACGAAGCAGCAATCGCTAACGCAGAACGGCAAGCCCGAATTGTTGTCAATGAAGGTAACGACGAGCTTCTTGCTGCGAAGCTCGGTGGGAAAAGTCGAGGAACTGTCGTACCTCGTAATCAAACCGACATTGATCGCTTTGACAATTTGCTTGAAGCATTAAACGAACCAAGCCGTGTACGTTCTGGAGAATTAACAGTAGAGCCTGCTTTACGCAAAATATATGACGACTTGCGTGCTGATACAGATTTTGAGCAAGCAGCACGTATTGATTTCGACCCAGAAATGGCGACTGTTGATGACTATTTCTATCGAGGATGGAAGCCTCCTGAAATGGTCGTCAATGCAAAAAAAGATGCAACCGGAAAACTTGTAACCCCTCCAGATTTCACGCTTCCACGAGTTGACGCTTCATACCGCGAAATGCGTAATGCAGGATTTGAACCGTTGTTTTGGAATCCGTATGAGCAGGCACGTTTGGCTCGTATGCAAGGAATCAAGTATCGTCAGCAAATGGAACTGGTGGAAGCATTAAAAGAGCTTGACGACGATATTATTCGGCCAAAGCTGGACAGTACAAACGAAACCGGGTTCCGAGTACCTGAAATCGGACCCGCCTTTGAAGGTAAATCGTTTGAATTAAAAGCACGCCGATGGATAGTCCGCAATGATGTGGCAAACCTGCTAGAGACCATGTATGGCAAAAAGCCTAGCCTGGGGACACTTTCATGGAAAGTAGGAACAAGAACACGAAATAAAGCATTTGAAACAGACATTCTAAAAGTAATCGACTGGCTAGTATTCATTCCAAAGCGCATCGGTCTGTTTGGAACTTTCTTTCAGCAATTAGACTTTTTGACCCGAGCAGGATTTGGGTCGTTTGGTAATGCGGTTGATCTTCTTGCCAGGGGTAAACCTATTAAGGCAGCACAAGCAATCATCAAGTATCCGCAAATCGCTGCTGAAATTCTTGCTACAAATGTAAGTGCTACCCGCCGACGAACAATCATGGAGGCTTTCGATAGTACAAAACCACTGATTGAAGGACGTAACGTATCTCTAAAGTCGATTAGTGATGAGGGATTAAGCGTTAGGGACGTTACGATCTTCCCCGAAGATATGGATGTGATTCTTCGTGAAGCAGCGCAAGATCGCTCTATTGTTGATCCCCGACGTGCGGGAAGAGCAATCGCCGGTGTTGAACGAGCAATGCGAGCGGGGCTGTTTCAAGGTGTTTATCCTGCTGCGGTAAAATTAGACGTGGAGAATAACATTGCTCCGCAAATGGCCCGTCTCTATGGGGATGAGTTAACAGACGCTCAACTCTCAGCGCGCATAGCCAAAGCAGCAAACATTAAGTATTCGACAATTCCTGCCAGCCAAAGTGCTTTGCAAAACCGATTTATCCGAGAAACTGCCAAAAGAGGGCTGTTTTCGGTGGCCGAACTTGAAGGATTGTTACGTCAAGCAACCAATACCATTAAAGGGCCAGGTCGAAAATACTGGGCTGCTAACTGGCTTGGCGGGTACATTTTTCTAATGGTTGTTGCGAATATTATTCATACAGCAAGTACCGGAAAAATATTACCTCTTGAGAGATACTCGCCAGTATCGAAAGGGGGTTACGGTCCTCTGCCGATTGGCTACAACACACGTTTTGCTGCTCCAACTGTCCCAGGAATCGCTCGTGGAGGACTTTCTGCGACGCTTGATATTGTTGGACAAATGGACACGGCTTTCAGGGTTCTTGATCCAAAAGGGTTCGTAGGATCACGTTTCAGTATTCCTATAAGAGCAGCGGTTAATCAGTGGTCAGGCGAAGACTTTTATGAACGGCCAATAAATGATGTTGGCCCAGGTGGTGTAGTTTCTCGTACTACAGCTCTGCTACTTGATATGTTCAGTCCATTCGGGGCAGGCCCGGCTGCTGAAGAGGTTGCTCGCAAGTTTGTGCCTGGTGCAGATGTTGTTATCCCGAGAGGCGAAAGTCGTCTAGGTCTAACTGGTCTTGGGATTCAAGCACTTGGAATAAATTTGCGGTCGATGAATAACAGTGAACTTGAAGGTGCGCTCTCTGATACCGAACTCACCGCAGAAGAGCGGCGCACGATTAGCGAAGAACTTGCTCGCCGTAGTGAAGAGTCAGGAAGCACTCGTCGCCCCGGTGATTTCGAGTTAGAAGCCCTTCTTCGTGGACGTGGGCAGACAGTCCGTTAGCACCCCTATATATAGCGATTCAAAACCAATGCGCTACACTATGGCGTAGTTAGGAGTCTTCATTTGGTTACACCAGCAGATACGGTTTCGACAACTGAGGCAGTTGTTGATTCTCCTTCAGTAGAAGCTGCCGAGGAATCTCTTGTTACGAGCGATGTAAGCGAGGCCCAGGTTTATCAACTTGGACCCGACGACATTCTCGACGAGGAAACCCCCGCAGAGTCACCGGAAGAGGATCAACCTGTAGCAGTTGCGTCGGAACCCGAAGCTACTGATGAACCGGAAGAAACGGCAAGCGAGCCTGCTGCTGAAGAAGTTGCATCTCCGGTAAACATAAGAGATACCGAAGAGTTCCGTAATCTTCAGGCATCAGCGGACAGGCAGATCGCAGCGGCGCAGACTGAAGCAAGACAAGTAGCAGCCCAAGCCGCAGAAGCAGCATCTCAGCAGGTAATAGAAACGCAGGTTGAGGCGCACCGCAGAGACCTCGCGACGTTCTACGACCAACAAGGGCTTACGCCAGATATGTATGCCCAGCGGGTCGCAGAAGCAGGCGACAATCTTGCGGGAAGATTGCGGAGCGAAGCGCAAGCCGAACAGTTGACCGAAGCACAGACAGCCCAGCAGAATCAAGTGGTTCAACAGAATCAAAATGCTGCGATGGGGATGTTGACGGCTTTCACAAAAGACCTTACCGAAAAACACAACCTTTCCGAGCCAATCGAGACTGCTCTCAACAAGGTAGCTGCTTTCGGGATAACGAGGATTTCGGAGTTTCAGGACGCTAATAACGGCCTGTCTCCAGAGTTCAGTTATCTCGGGGAAGCTATTGCGGAGATTGCTGCCGAGGCGGGGAAGGTTGCGACATCTAGGGCAGAGACAGCATCGGCTGAAGCTAAGAAGTCGGTTGTTCCCGCAGGCGGTCCAGAAAACCAACTGGATTCCGGGGGGAGCCAATCGGGTTCTCAGTCAGATACACAGTTCATGGCGGATTACGCCGCAGGACGAAGCGACGACACAGCACGAGCCATATCAATCCAGCAAAAACGTGGAAACATGTAGCTGGGGATAGGCTCTTAACCGGAGAATAATATGGCAACAGGGACGACATATACATCCTCTCTTGCCGACTCTCTTCCAGATATTGTGAATCAGGCCCGAATCATTCGAGAGACAAAGGGCGTGATCTCGCAACTGGCCGACCGGGTAAAACTCGGTACGGGAGCCGGTAACAGTTGGAAAGAAATCTCGCTGGCGCAGTTGACTGCATCAGCAATCACCGAGACCTCTGAGGAAGACAATCCCCAGGTTCTCGCAGACACTCCGTTTTCAATCACGCCCGAAATGATTTCGGTTCACACGTTCCTTACGGACCGTGCGGCTCGCAACGTCTCGAAGTCCGTGATTGCGAAGACGGGTGCGCTTGCTCAGAACGCTATTGAGCGCAAGAAGGACATTGACGGCATCACCGTTCTTGACGGTGCTACCACGTCCCTTTGCGGAACTGGCACGACCCTTACGTCCGGGCATGTGGCCGCAGGTGTATTTCGCATCCGCAGCAACGCTACCGAGACGTGGGATGGCCCGGTTTCTTTCGTGCTCCACGGCTTTCAGTCCAAAGACCTGTACGACGAATTGGTCGGTGGCGTTGGAACCTACCCGGTTCCTGCTGGTGCAACTGCTGAAGTTTACGGCAGGGGCTACATGCTTCCGATTGCAGACGCAGCGTTCTTCCAGGACGACAACATTCCGATTGACTCGACCCCGGACGCAAAGGGTGGCGTTTTCGCCTCCGGTCCCGGTGGAGCCATCGTTCTGTGTCAGGCTCGTGCGCCGTT